ATTCGGTGCGTCATTACCAGCACGAGCCTTGACATCCGTCGAGGATTCAAACTTGTTTTCTGGATTCATTTCGACACCTGAACTTTGGACAGCATCAACATTGTACTTGTTGCTGCTCACAGTAATTCCTTGGAACGAATCAGGCGCAACTGCCACGGTTCCGTTTACCATACGTGGCAAACAAAATCTCATACCCATGTCAAAGTCATCACCAGTGTGGACTTGGATGGCTACGGGTCTGCTATCTGAATCCATGTTGAAAGTCAGAACGCCAGTATTACTAAGCTCGTCTTCATCATCTATAAAATGAGCTATCTTAACACAGTGCAGTCTCGTCGTGAACGGTATCTTTCCTGTGAGGTATCCTAAAGCCGCTGGTGCGTAGTTAAAGCCTAAGCCATATCCGCATGAACCGGTAACCAAACTCCCAGTATTGGGATTCTGGAAAATTCCGCGTTCGCCAGGGTCTTCATTGACACCCGGTAGGAAAGTCACGTCTAACTGTTGTTGTGCAAAAGCTGAGAAATGCATCGGTCCAGAGTAGACTCTGTAGAAGGATGCGATCTTGTTAAGGGGAGAGTAGAACGTGTCTGGTTGTTTAACAGTACCAAACACAGAACTAGTCTTCATCCACAAATAACTTCTCGTATGCGATGGGTCTAAACCTGCAACGCTGTAGTTTCTCCGTAACAGAGTTCGCATTGTCTGCGGTACTTCTGCTATAGGCATTGTGCTGGGCGTGACCGGTTGTCCTTCTGCAACTGATTCTAAAACCATAGGTTTATCGAATCCGCTAGCAGTGTTATTGACAACAGGCAACGACAGCGAAGAATGAAACTCAGTCGGCGTATGAAACTCCATTTTCATGGTTTCAACACCAATAGGAGTAGCTAGCTCTACTTTCTTCCAAAAACTTTGATCCACCACGTGATTGAGCATTATCTCATCAAATGTCTGAAAGACAAAATCACTTTGTGGAAAAAGTTTTCGGAAAGCTGGAACGGCATCATTATACAAATCCTCAGTGCGTTCTCTCCCAGAAGGGAAGATTCGCAACAGGCTCATATGTATATTAGAAGCTAATGCTTCTTCAGGCGAAAGCTCCAAACTTGGTCTAGTAAAAGCTAGGCACTTAGCTATAGCCATCTCTTTGATAACTGGATAGTAAGTCCAACCCGAAATGTCATTTGCGACACGTGTGGTACAAGCTAGAAACTCTAGCTCTTCCACGCGCTTGTTAACGCTTGACAGTTCGTCAGTCTTCTTCGCTGGCGTGATAGTTATGTCAAATTTCTTCATGACTTTAGAAAAGCCGAGAGCATTGAACCAACCACCAATCTCAGAATTTACTGAAGAAAAGTTATCGTCACCTAACACAAACGTCTTGAC